TAATTAACCATTACATATTTTGCGTGGTCTTTGTCACGTGCTGTGACAATATCGTTTAATAATTCTTGATATTCGTCTATCATTTCGCCATATAAGTTTTCGTTTAATGATTTAATATTTCTCTCAATGTCAAGAATAATATCATTAACATTACCTAATAGCATTGTGCCATTATCATATAATTTATTCATATAAACCCTCCTCATAGTTTACTATTGCACTCATATAATTAGTGCCTTCAATTTTGATATTTCTCCATTTATTATTTTTATAAACGTTTACTTTATTAACCATTTCGTCGTATTCATCTTCGATGTCAGTCCCGATGTGACATTTGTCATAACCTAAAACCTCCATTACAATTTGCATATAGCGGTGTTGCTCGTGCCCCTCAGAGCACATAGCACAACCTTTATAAAAGTCTATTAAGTCTTGTTTCGTGTCAAACACGTTTAATGTATTATAATTTACCGCATAATATTTTTTCATTACTTGTTACCTCCTTTAGTCATTTCGTTTACTTTATCTAGTAATATAGTTTTTAGTTGATATGCGTTTGTATTATGAAGAATACCTCCAATGAATATATCTAAGAAGGTATTATCATTTTGTCTATTCGCTATCTTATAGCAAACATTATATAATTCTTCATAATCTTCTTTGTTTTTGATTTCTACATTATCAATAATGTCTCTAATTTCTTTTGCCGTCATACTCTTTTTACCTCCTTTTGTCGTAAGTCGTGCCATTAAAATGGTAGTTTTTCTTGTTCTCCGAACATTATTTCGTATTCGTCAGTTGCTTTTTCTTGAGTTGTATAATACCCATTACCATAATATGTATAGTATTTTGTAGGTTTATGATTTAAGTTACTAAACGCAAGTCCGTCTTCTTTTGAGAATGAACCAATAGTATAAAGATTATCGTCTTTATCTAATATTGCCCATTTAGAACGTGAGTTGTCTAGTATCATATCTCTAAAGTATTTGCGTTTATAGAACTCTTTATCGAACTTTTGTAAGTTATATACAAAACTCTTTATAAACTCTTGTGTATCGTTGTAATAGTCTTCTTGTGGACTATAGTCACTTATAATACCATTGTGCATAAGTCCTATACTACAAGTATTATAAGTCTTTTGCATTTCGTCTATTTTGTTTGTTAGTGGGTATCCGTGGGTGTTATGAACATTGTTGCCACCACCTGTGCCAATTCTAAAGTGAATAACTAATGATTTGCCTTCAAAGTCGTCATACTTTGTGACAAGTTTATTAAAATGTTTTATAAAACTGTTCCAAGTCATATAACCTTTATCAATGATTACTTTGCCATTATCAGTATACATAAACCCCGCTCCGTCATTGTTATAGTCAAAACATTGTTTTAACTCTTTAACGTTTGGTAGTCTATCATTTTTATCTTTTGCTATTATTACACACATACTATCATCCTCCTTTTATACTTCTTCTTCGATGTTATAGTAGATGTTATCTACATTAACTTCGCTTACTACTTCTTTTAATTGTTTATAATATTTAGCAATATTGTTATTGTGAGTTAAGATATATTCTTCTAGTCCGTCACTTATACTATTTGCGTCCTTCATACGTTTCATAGTTACAAGTACCATATCTAAGTTGTTAGTTTGCGTCAATTCATTGAACCTATTTGATATTGTATTAATAGAACCTTGTCTTATTTCGCTATCACGAGATATGCTTAACTCATATTGTAATTGTGATAACACTTTAATAAGTTTTAGTTTATCACTCTCTAATACTTTTATTCTTTTCTTCAATTCATTATCTAGTACTATTAACTTTTTACTACAAGATATACATAAATCTTTGATATATTTTGGTAGATATTCCCCGTCTTGACATACTTTATTAATAGTTAGTCTATCAATTCTCGCTCTACCATTAACAATGTCTTCACAACATTTATACAAGTTAGTTATAAACTCAGTGTGTGCCATTTTTGTCTCAGTGTTTAATGTTCCTATAGGTAGTCTAAACTCTATTGTTGCGTCGTGTTGTAAATTAATCATATTTTCGTGTCTATAAGAATATTCTAGTGTAAAATCTTTTACCGCTTTTAATGAGTATCTTTTAACCGATTTACCTAAGTCCATTAAGTTATTAATTGCATAACTTGTAAATGGTCTTTTACATATTATTTGTACTATCTCTTTGTTTTGGTCTAAGAACATAACCATTAAAGCAACGATGTCTTGCCACTTGTCGCCTTTAGATATATGTATATGTCCACCGCAACCACGTCCAGTGTCAAAGTTTGTGACAGCACTCGCTTTAAAGTCGTGCTCCCTAAAGTACTTTAATAAGTCTAAAAGTCCACTCTCTTTAATTGCGTTTATTGTCATAGGTGCGGTTTGTAATTCAGCGGTGTGATTACCCGGTATAGTACTATCGTCGCTTATTTGAATAAACGGACATATTTCGAACATTTTTTCTATCATTGTTTGTGTTATAGGTTTATCACCTCTTGAGATTTCTAACTCCCAACCTATTGTTTGAGTGTTTTCGTCGTCTAAGTCAGTACGCACTTTATAATCACTCATATCGAATATATAACCGCTTGAGTGATAACCTAAAATAGTGTGCGGTGCGTCGTCTCCTAGTCTTTTATTAAATATTAATGTCATATCAATTCCCCCATTCTTGTCGCAAGTTGCGACATAACTATTCATTAATAATTAAAGTTTGTTTTGTTTTAAGTCTTGTTCGTCGTCTAGTCCGTATTGTTCAATATATTCTCTTTGGTGTCTTATTTTCTCCCTTCTATATCAATATATCGTCTTAGAGTTTCTCGCTCTCGTTGGTCGCTTAAAGTCACATACTCCCTACACTTAACCTATATGCCATCGTCTTTGTACCTAACATACGTATCAACCGGTCGCAAGGTTTCAAGTCGCCTTGCTATCTCTCCCACTCCCACGACGTACGCACGTATACACGCATACGTGTACGTACTCGCTAAGTCTCCCGGTATCATATAACCTCGGTGTGACTATAAACAAACACATATGCAAGTGCGTGCGACCGCTAACACTCTTTAACCGCTTAACAAGTCTTATCGTGTCGACCGCTTGCGGTGGTGTTCTATACATACGCATTTTAAAGTTGTCAATGAACATATAAACGTGTGCGAACACGTCCACCGGTTTACGTCTCGCATTACGTCCGGTGTGCTTGCTTAACAAGTCGCTTTGTCACGCAAGTTGCCACCTATCTTAACACTTGTGCCCTAAGTTGTCAAATCAAAGTTTCTTTAAAAATAATTTCAGTATACTACGTATACTTAAATTTTTTTTAATTGTCCTGTTTTGTCCGTGTTTTTTTGTGGTATAATGTACTTAGAAAAGCATACACTTTAAGCGACCTACTGGAATAAATCGGGACGAACTCTTCACGCCCGTAGGTACATACGCATACACACATACACGTATACGTACATACACATACGTCACATACGCACATATACGCATAGCACACGTACGTACGAACTCGTGAACGTCGTAACAAATCAAGACAAGCAAGCAACAAATGAACGTGAAAACATATACACCCGTTGCCACGTATCGTGTCACAAACGCACGCATACGTAAGCATACACCCTCACGTACGCACGCACATCCGCACGCATTATGCACGCCTACGCATACACGCAAGAGGGGGGCGGTATACCCGACAATAGAGGGAGCGGTTATCGAGGGAGACTGTATAGTATATATATTCAAACAAACGTTTACCCTACAAACGTTTCCATCACAAACACCCTATCCCAAAAAAATTTTTTTAAAAACAAACTGGGATTGACAATATAAGCAATATGGTAGATAATAGTAAAACAAGTAAGTGCAAATCTTACATCTACCGCATAATTTTTTCATTATTCGGCACTACTGTAATAGGTAGTGTAGAGCAGATAACAGTGCTATTCATTATGTTCGCAATCACAACAATCCTTAAAAGAGAAACTTAAATCAATTCTCCCGTTATCTGTTCTACAGTGCTTATTAGAGAACTATATGTTCTTAATCCTAGGGTATAAGCACATTTAATTAGTGCAATAGGTAAATACCAAGTATGCAGGTATGTAAAGGAAAAGAAAAGTTTGGCATATCATTATGGGAAGCCTTTACGGAATTACCTATTGGAAACTTAGTTGGCGTTACCTGTTATTCATTTAATAGGTAGCATAGAGTAGATAAAATAAACTTGAAATTTCTCTTTAAACTTATTTAATAGTTTTTTTTATCTATTCTATGGTGCTTATTAAAAACACTAGAAGTTCTTATTTTATTACTATCAAGTAATAGGCAAAGTGGACGCTCAACACTATAAATTGAGTTTATCAACAATGTGCTACCTTAATCGGTAGTACCTAGTAGGTATGAGAAACTTTGATAAATAGCAATCAACCATTTTTTCATTAAATCTAACCTTAAGTCATACCTATTAGGTAGTGCTTATTAAGAATAAGGAGATGTAATAATGACATTTCAAGAAGGAAATAATTTTGGGAGTCGTAAAGGGAGACCAAAAGGAATGAAGAATATAGGACCAGCAAGGGCTATAGAATTAGTTACTTTATGGGTAGAATACGGCAATTATACAAGAGTATCAGAGGAAAGTGGAGTAAACAGGAAATCTGCTACACAAGTAATAAAGAAATGGATAGAAGACAATCCAGAGCAATACAATAAGATGTTAGACGCATTTCTTATGAGAAATAAGCAAATGATGATAATGCAAAACGCTCATACAACGCAAAAAGCATTAGATAAAGTTGACGAGTTATTAGATACAACTGAAAGTTTAAAAGAGGCTTCAATGGCTTATGGAATACTACACGATAAAGGAGCCTTAATGAGAGGTGAAGCAACACAAAACTCTGCTGTAATAGTTAAATTAGAAGGATTAGAGGAATTATCTAAATAATGGAATTAGATTTAGGAACTTTATATCCAAAGCAAATAGAGTTTTGTAAAGCGACTAATAAATATATTTGTTATGGCGGAGCAAGAGGTGGTGGGAAATCCCACGTATCAAGAATAAAGATGGTACTTCTTGCTCTTTATTATCCCGGAATACAAATACTTTTATTAAGAAGAACTTTACCTGAGTTAAGAGAGAACCATATAAACCAATTACAAAGCCTTTTAAGATGTCAACAAAAGCAAAATAGAATTGCTGAGTATAAAGAGTCTACTAAAGAATTTAAGTTCCCAAATGGCTCAAGAATAGTCTTAGGTTATTGTGATAAAGAGACTGATGTATTACAATATCAAGGACAAGCATATGAAGTAATAACAATGGAAGAAGCAACTCTTTTTACAGAGTTCCAATTTCAAGCATTAACAGAGTCTAACCGTTTAAGCGGTAATATAACTGGCTTTACTCCAAGAATGTATTTTACTTGTAACCCTGGAGGTGTAGGACACGCTTGGGTTAAGAGATTATTTATAGATAGAGATTATAGGGGAACAGAAAACCCAGATGATTATTTATTTATTCCATCTAATGTTTATGAAAATAAATATTTAATGGAACACGACCCTAACTATGTTAGAGTATTAGAGAATTTACCAGAAGACCGTAAACAAGCAATGTTATATGGTAATTGGGATGTTTATGACGGACAATTCTTTCCTGAATTTAGAAGAGATGTCCACGTTACAGAACCTTTTGAATTACCTAATTCTTGGAATAGATATATTGCTTTCGACTATGGTTTAGATATGTTTGCGGTATTATTTATTGCTATAGATACAAAAGGTAAGGCTTATGTTTATGATGAAATACATAAAGATAACTTAATAGTATCTGAGGCTTCTAATACTTTAAAAAGTAGAATGAGGAAAAGAGATTATAAAGCAATTATTGCTCCTCCAGATTTATGGAGTAGAAATAGAGATACAGGACAATCAACTGCTGAAATATTTAGAAAGAACGGATTAACATTATCTAAAGCCTCAAATGCAAGAGTTGCAGGATGGTTAGCCGTTAAAGAGTGGTTAAAAGTCAAAAAAGTTCGCCACGAACAAACTGGTGAACCTATAGAAGTATCTGATATAGTAATATTTAGTAATTGTAAGAATTTAATTCATTGTTTACCATTATTACAACACGATGATAAAGACCCTAGTGACGCTTCAACAGAACCTCACGATATTACCCATATATGTGACGCTTTAAGATATTTCTGTGTAAGTAGACCTAGAAAAAGTGAAGAAACTAAGATTAAAGAAGGGTTCTTTGGCAAGATGGAACAGCCTAAACAATATGATGTTGGAGAAGAGATAGTGGTAGTATGAAAAAACATTTTAGAGATAAATACGACGTTTTAGATTTAGACGTCGTTATTTATATAAAAAATTTCTCCAAAATAGGAGGAATAGAAACTTGGACTTATTATACTTGTAAGAAGTATAATGTAGGACAAATAACTGTTCTATATAACTTTGGAGATAAAGAACAATTAGAAAGATTAGAGAAAGTGGCTAATTTAATACAATATACAGGTCAAGAGTTCCATTGTAATAAGATAATCTTTGGAGCACCGGTTTTCATAGATATGGATTTATACCGTATGGCAGATAAAAGATATTTAATTAACCACGTATGTTATGGCGACGCTAATAATCAAGAAGTATTTGAGATACCAGAATTAGATGGTAATTTTGCTGTTTCTGATTATTGTAGAGATAGTTGTAAGAAAAGAATGTTAGGAGATATAGTAACTCTATATAATCCTGTAGAAATAGATAAACCAGAGAAGGTTTTAAAGTTAATAACAGCGTGTCGTTGGGCTAAAACAAAAGGAAACCAACAAATGTTAGACTTCGCTGATAGATTAGATAAAAAGGGAATAAGATATATATGGTTTGTTTTTACGGACGAGGAACCAGAATATCACTCACCTAATATGGTATTTATGAAGCCTAGATTAGATTTATCCTCAATAATAGCAGAATGTGATTGGGGTATTGAATTTTCTAAACTAGAGTCATATGGATTATTCCCTACAGAATGTTTAATTTTAGGGACTCCTGTGGTATTAACTGATTTGCCTGTGTTTAGAGAGATAGGAATAAGTGAAGATAATGCTTTGTTTTATGACTGGGAACTAAACGGACCAGATGTAAGTGAGTTATTAAACGTTAAAAAAGTAAAATATACTCCACCTTCAAGTGATGAGTTATATAAGGAGTTGTTAGGATGAGTTATTTTAAAGTGATAATACCTAATTATAATAGTGAGAAATTTATAAAGAAAACGCTATCAAGTATCTTAAACCAAAGTTTTAAAGACTTTGATTTAATCATAGTTGATGATATGAGTACAGATAATTCAGTAAAAATAATTAGAGAATATATGAAGAACGATAAAAGAATATCGTTAATCGAGAATGATAGAAAAAGATATAACGGGGGAGGAAGAAATGTTGGTATAGAATATCCAATCAAATCTAAATATACTTTGTTTTTAGATTGTGACGATTGGTTTTATTCTAATGATATATTTGCCACAATTCACGACAAATGTGAAAAGACAAAAGCCGACTGTGTCACATTACCATACATAATTTATGATGGTAATTATAAATTCTTCAAGTTAAAAAGAAATAGTCCACAAGATTTAGTTAAAGATTTAAACGTTGCTTGCTGGACAAAATGTATAAAAAGCGAATTAGTAGTAAAATTTCCAGAGAATACTCTTATGGAAGATGTTGCTCAACACATAGAACAATGCGATTGTTTAAAAACTTGCGATAGCATAGAGGAATTCGTTGTTGTATGGAATAGAGCAAATAGAGGTTCAATATCTCAAAAACCTAATAAAAAGAGGAAATCAAGCGAGTGGAGACAACTTGCTGATGTAGTAGATTTAGAACTTGAACACGATTATTGTATTAGAGAGCAAGAAAGAAGAGTTCAAGAATATTTAGATTTATTATTAAGTGGAAGACACGTATGGAAGGAGTTATCGAGATGAAAAAGAAAACATTTAGAGAAAAGTATGGTTCTTCAAATGCAATAAACCAAGTAGTTAAGGAAATAACAGAACTAATAAGAGAAACTAGCAAACCTAAGAAGACTAGAAAAACTACAACAAAGAAAAAGGAGAAATAATGAATATAATAATAATAGGGATATTTCTATCTATCTATATATTGTTATTAATTATTTCTTTTTTGTTTGGATATTTTATTGGTAATAATAAAGAAGATATAAAGCCAATAAAAATCAAAAGAAGAAGAAAGAAAGTAGAAGAAGAAATAGAAGACCCTGTAAGAATTATGTTAGAGAATATAGATAACTATAACGGGACATCGTTAGGACAAAAGGATGTACCAGAAGAAGAAGAGGAGTGGTAATATGGATTTAGAAGAAGTAGAAAAGACTGCCACTTGGGTACTATATGAAAAGTCATTAGATTATCTAACAAGAATTGGATTATATACTAATACAGATATATTTAATAAATTTTATATAGGAGACCAATGGAACGGTTTAAAAGTATCTAAATCAGTTGAGCCTGTATGTTTGAATATAATAAAGCAAATAATTAAACAAAAGACATCTACTGTAACAGAGAACTTATTTGCTATTAACTATTCTCCAGAAAATGGGGATAATCAAGACTTTATAGAAAGTGCTCAAGATGTATGTTCTAGTTTAAATAGATATGCTAGTAAAATATGGGACTTTGACCAAATGGACTATAAAGTTAAGATGTGGGCAAAGAAGAACGCTATAGTAGGTCAAGTAATAGATTATATCGACTATAAAGATAAAAGACCAATAGATATAGATATAAAGAATACAGATATTATGTTTGGTGACGAAAACAATCCTGAAATTCAAGCACAACCTTGGATATTAGTAAGACAACGTAAAACTGTTTTATCTGTAAGAGAATATGCTAAAGAAAAAGGCTTACCAGACGAAAAACTAGATATGATAGTAGGAGATAATGATACATCTACTATATCAGGTGTTAAAGACGAACTAGAAGACAAAGTTTGGTTATTAACAAAGTTTTGGAAAGACAAAAAAGGTAATGTTCATTATTCAAGAAGTGTTAAATTTTTAGATATAGAAGAAGACGAAGATATGGGCATTAAACTATATCCTTTTGCTGTATGGAACTGGGAAGAAAGAGATGGTTCTGCGAGAGGTGTAGGAGAAGTTGAATATTTAAAAGCAAACCAAATGGAAATAAACAAAACTATTATGAGACGTGCTGTAACAGTTAAAAACGTAGCATATCCTCAAAAAGTAGTTAATGAAGACTCTATTTCAAATATTCAAGATGTTAATAAAATAGGTGCAACAATAAGATTTAAAGATATGGGTAGTACAAGAGCGTCAGATGTATTTATGAATACAACTCCTGCTCAAATGTCTACAGACGCTGAGAAAGTTCAAGCAGAACTTATCACATTATCTAAAGACTTATCTAACGTATCAGAAGCAACTACAGGTAATATAGACCCTTCAAGTGCTTCTGGTAGAGCAATCTTAGCAGTACAACAAGCACAAAATCAACCATTAAACGACCAAGTAATTGGTTTAAAGAAATTCTTGGAAGATATAGCAAGAATTTGGTATGAATATTGGAAAAAGAATTCCGCAGACATTGTTGTATTCTATAATGAAAAAGACCCTATAACAGGTGAAGAAATAATTGTAGAACAACCAGTAGACAAGAATGTTATGAAGAGATTAGACGCTTTTGTTAAAGTAGATATAACTCCAAGAGGTGCATATGATAGATATGCTCAAGAGTTATCATTAGAAAACTTAATGCAAGCAGGATTTATATCATTTGAAGAATATGTTGAGGCTCTTGACTCTGATAGTGTTCAATCTAAAGTAAAACTAGAGAAGATACTAAAAGAAAGAAGAGAAAAACAAGCACAAATCAACGCTATTGATATGCAAGCCACTGAGTTAATGAACTTCCAACAAGCACAAATTGCTGACGCTAATCAAATAGCAGATATACAAGACCAAGGTAGTGCTATGATGGCACAAGCCTTACAAGAGGCACGAAATACGTCATATGGTAGTGACAGAAATAAAACTGATGTCTCAAACAATGTCAATTTAGGAGCGTAATTGCTCCTTTTTATATGGTTAAAGTAAGGGAAATCTTATAATGACCACCAAAATTGTCTAGCATATCGACATTAAATGTATGGTGAGGGAAGCAAACCCGTATAAATAGAAAGGATAGGACTATGGAAGAATATAATAGTTCAACACTTATATCGGAAGATATTGAAAACGTAGAAGAGGAAACTACAGAAGAAATAACTCAAGAGGAAGAAACTGTAGTTGATGAAACTCCAGAAGGAGTTGAAGTCAAGGCAGAAGAAGAACCTCAAGGCAAATTCTATACAGACGAAGAATTTAATAAGGCTGTAAATGAAATTGCTGATAGGAGAGTAGCGAGAAAGATGAGAAAAATCAATCGTGAAATCGACAAATATAGAGACACTGAAAATGTATTAAAGTCTCAATTAGGCGGAGAAACAATCGAAGAAGTCAACACAAAGTTAAGAAAACTTTATACTGACGAAGGAGTATCTCTACCAGAACAATATGTTAGTGAAGACAAGGAATACCTTGAATATCTAGCAACTACAGACAGTGAAGATATTATAAAAGAAGGATTTAAAGCAACCGAAGAAGAGGCTAACAGATTAGCGTCTATTGGTTACGACAACCTTAATTACAAGGATAAACTTGTATTTACTAAATTAGTCGAGTCAATCGACAAACAAAAAGATATTAAAACATTAAAAGGTTTGAATATCGACCCTAGTATTCTTGATGACGAAAGTTTCATAGAATATAGAAGTCAATTTAACAGAAATGTTGCTATTGATAAGATATATGATATGTATACTGGAGTAAAAGAAACCAAGGTACAAACTCCAGGGGATTTATCTAATGTTTCTAAGACATCTAATGAATATTTTACAGACGAAGAAATAGAAGCATTAACAGACGAAGACCTAGACGACCCAGCAATATGGGCAAAATTGAGGAAAACTCAAACAAGAAATAATATATAGGAAGGATGATAAAATATGGCAATAACTGTTGCTACACAAAAAATTTGGCATAAGGCTTATGAACACGCCTTAACTACTATTACATCATTAAGAAATCACTGTGATTTCAAATACGAAAGGGACTCAAAAAATGCAGATACTGTTTACATCTTAAACGCTGTTAGACCAACTGTTAGAACTTATGTTCCAGGTACTGACATCCAAAGAGACGCTGTAGACGCTACTAGACAAGCATTAGTAATCGACCAATTCAAATACTTCAATATTGAAATGGACGACGTTTACAAAGCACAAACAGTTCCAGGTGCTATGGAGGCTTCTGCATTAGAAGGTGCTAGAGCATTATCAGAAGAAGGAGACAAATATGTTGCTAAGTTAGTTAAAGACGGAGTAGAAGACGGTTCTATCGGAACTGTTGCTAAGTTCACTCCAACAAAGGCTAACGCTATTGATAAGATTGAAGAAGGATTTGCTTACTTATATAGTAAGAACAATAGAGTTACTGACTCTTATTGGTTAGAAGTATGTCCTGACTACTTCAAATTTATTAGACCTTCATTAACTGAATTATTAACAAACAACGTTGAATTAGCAAGAAAGGGTGCTGTTGGAAAATATGCTAACGCTTATGTTACTATTGAAAACTTACTACCTAAAGCAAAATCAAGTAATTCAGAAGCAGAAGAAGATGTACGTTGCAACATTTTAAGAACTTCACACGCTATTGCTTTCGTTGAACAAATCAAAGAAACTAAAGCATATGATGTTCAAGACGCTTTCTCTCAAGCAATCAAGTCTCTATACGGATTTGGTGCTAAAGTAGTTAGACCAGATGAAATCGTTGTATTAGAAACTACATTATAATATCAGAGGGGTTATCCCCTCTTTTATCGAGTGAACTAGTGTGCAAGGTGGTGCAATTCCACCTCTCTCGACCTTAGAAGGAGAAATTATGGAAAAGAAATTAGAATATTACACATTAAAACCAAATTTAAAACAATACTATGGTATAAAGGTTGACGAAAACACAACCTTTGACGAAAGTACCGATGACGGTACAATTAAACAACACTTTGAGAATTTAACGCTTACAACCATTGTAGAGCGTAATAAAGAGGTTGACGATAATAATCCTTACGACATAAAAGAAGAGTCTAAAATGACCATTAAAATGCCTTCTGGGACTATTCTTTTATGGGATGAGAACGAAGGATTTATAATATCAGGTTATAACATAACAACATTAACAGAATTAGAAGAAGATATTAAAAAAGTTAAAGAAATATATAAGAACTCAATAGTATAGGAGGGGTAGTTATGACTCTAAAGGAAATGAAAATTAAAGTATTCTCTCTTATAGAAGAATATTATCCAGAGGCTAGCGGTTTAGCAGAGGATGAAGACGTATTAAACAAAATCAA